AAGCAGACGTTATATTGTCACGCTGTAAAAAGTGTGGTAGTACGGAACGTACCGGATATCGTTCCATGCACGAAACCAAAATTTCCCAAGATATTAAGGGTAATCCCGCTACTCATGTTGTATGGCGGGCATGTTGCTGTAAAAATTGTGGTCAGCATCGCCGCGATATGTTTTACGAAAATCGCATTTTGGAAAGTGGGATAGATAAAACCACTTTTAAACAATCTAGCAACGATTCGGAAATTGGCTTGGAGTAGTATATCGTTATGACACCGAACGAAATCCGACAAAAAATTGAACGGCTCCAAGCAATCCTCAACCTTGGCGTGTCGAACGTCAATGTCGATGGGGTGAACGTTTCCTTCCGCCCCGATCTAATCCAAAAGCAAATTAAGGATTTAGAATCGCAATTGCCAGGGAAGCGACGAAGAGGCGGGGCTTACGGAATTTCTGGATTGGGCAACTAAAAATGAAGTGGCTAGATTCAATCACCAAAAAGTTTGGATGGGATGCCCTTGAGCCCAAGGGGCGTAGGAAATCCGTATTGTCTACGATTACCACCGTGGACAAATCACTATCCGGCAAAAAACGAAACCAACTTGCCGCAAACTCTACCGATCTAGTCCAAAACTTTTCAGTGTTTGCTTGGATGATCCGCCGGCATTTGGATTATGTCTCCAAGTTTCGGTTCCAAGCGAAAACGGTTGATAAAGCGTTTAACGTCGAACTCGAAAAATGGATGGAAAAAATATCGCGTCCTGATTACATGGATGTATCAGGACGTTTTGGAAGGGAAAAATTTTTCCGGCATATCGAGGCTAGACGTTGCATTGATGGGGACGTTGGCATTTTGTTTTTGCGGGACGGTCGTTGTCAGAGTATCCAACAAGACTTGATTTCTGATCCTGCCGAAGATGATGTTTTGGACGGGGAACAATGGGTTGCGGGTGTCCGATCTAACGGTTTTGGGCGACCGTTAGAATACTCGTTGCACAAAAGAAATCCGACTGGTTCTGGTTCGGTTTTCTCTAAACGGGTCAACGCTCGCAACCTATATCTTTATGGGTTTTTTGATAAAGCAAGTACCGAGCAAAAACGTGGTGTAAGTCCGGTCGTTGCATCATTAAACCCTTTAAGAGATTTGTACGAAAACTTTGATTACTCACTTATCAAATCAAAGGTTTCGCAGCTATTTCTTATGGCGATTATGCGGGAAGCGGAAGCAAGCCCGATGGAAGAAATGTTTGGCGATCCAAACAATACCAATCCAAGCGAAAGTGGGCATTTAGAAGATTGCCCTGTTAAAGAACAAGAACCACGGAAGATTGACCTTTCTAACGGCCCTTCAGTTTTAGACCTAGACGTTGGCGAAAAAATAGACGTTATTGAATCAAAAAATCCTTCTAATGAGTTGCAAACATTTTCGCGTTTAATGATTATGGTTTCGTTGAAAGCTTTAGATATACCCTATAGCTTCTTTGACGAATCGCATACCAACTACAGCGGTAGTCGTGGTAGTTGGTTGCAATATGATCGATCTTGCATGGATAAGCGGGACGATCAAATTGAATTACGCCGAAGATGGACGATTTTTAGATTGACGCAAGGTATCTTAGACGGTGAAATAACATTGCCTTCGGGTTTCACTATCGAAGATGCTTTATTTGAATGGGTTCCTATTGGTACTCCTTGGTTTGATAACTCTAAGGAAATCAAAGGCGATCTATCCGCAATTGCAAGCGGTTTAGATTCACCTATTCGAATCACTAAAGAACGTGGGCGAGGTGATATTTTCCAAAATATCAATGAGCTTGCCGAAGTAATGAAACATGCCGAAGACGTTGGAAAACAAGTTTTAGGCCGGCCAATCATTTTATCGTTTGATCCTGTTGGTGCTCCCGAACCCAATACTGTAGTAGAAGTAGATAATGACGACACCGAAACCGATGCCGATTCCACTTGATAAGCTTTCTAAACCGCCGGCAGATGCTTTCGTATTAACTGCGAAACTTATGTCCAACGATCAAGAAGGCGAATCCCATAACGTCGAGCTTTTGGCTAGAACGCCAAACCCGCTTTACCATTGGTGGTGGGGAAATATCGTTCACGATATGGAAGGTTTCTTCAAGCACAAAGATACCATCACCCTCGATTGGAATCACAACAACGATGTTTTGGTGGGGTATGCGGATAAGCAAGAAACCACCGAAGAAGGTTTGATGTTATCGGGCAAGTTGATTTCCTTGGAAAAGGGCGATCAAGCCGACAAAATCATCCAGTGGAAAAAGCATGGTGTACCCCTGGAAGCTTCTATCTATTTTGACGAAGCCGAAATGGAATACATTCCTGAAGACACAACTACTTTGGTCAACAATCAACAATTTGCAGGCCCTGGTGTTGTGGTGCGAAAATGGACAATTCGCGGTTGTGCGATCTGTCCATATGGTTATGACGGGAAGACGGAAACGAGAATGTCCCGTCAATTCAATTTCTCTTTTAAAGGTGACATTCCAGTGTCAAAAACTGAAAATACCGAAGAACAGACGAAACCAGCGGTTTTGTCCACTCCTGAACCTTCAACCGAAGATGCTTTGGCCTTGGTTCGCAACGAACTGAAGAAGTTCACCGAGAGCTTTGGCGATGCTGTAGGGGCAAATCTTTTCCAAAAAGGTTTGTCGTTTACAGATGCCCAAAGTGAATTTATCAAGCAATTGAAATCCGATATCGAATCGAAGAATCAAGAGCTTGCCAATCTTCAAACCCAATTGTCGGCATTTCGCAATTCGCTTGGTGAATCCGGCGGGTTGGAAACGACCAACAAGGGTGAGGGCAAACGCAAATTTGCTTCGAATATGACTGAAGCTCGCCAAGCCCGACAATAAGTTTTTCCGTTCCGTGATTTTGTTTTTCCAACTACAAAGATAAAGGGTTTTTCGATATGGCGGATACATTAACAACTGCCGCACAACTTTTGAAATTGGCTGATGCCAATTTGGCTCCTGATTTTGCAAACGATTTGCTTCAGGACGCTCCGTTGATTCGGGCTTTATCGGCTGTTTACGCAAACGCTTCGCAAGGTACTCAGCACAAGTATCTCAAAGATACTGCTGCTGCCTCCGCTGGCTTTCGTCCAGTCAATACTGGCTTGGATTACACCGCCTCTGACCAAACTTTGGTTACGCTTGATTTGAAGACCATTTCCGCCAACCCCCGCGTGGACAAGCAGATTGCCGATGCCTACCCATCGGGAGCAGAAGCTTTCATGGACTTCGAAGGAACTCGGGCATTGCGATCCGCGTTCCGCAACTTGGAGCTTCAATTGGTTTCCGGTACGGGCAATGATGCGAACGGCTTTGCCGGTATTATGTCCAGCACTTACACCAACGGTCTAACCGATCCAATGGTGTACAATGCTGCTGGTGCTTCGGCTCGATCTAGCGTTTGGCTTATCCGTTTGGGATCGGAAGACGTTGAATTGGTGCTAGGACGCAACGGCAACATTGACGTTGGGGAAACCTTTACCCAATTGATTCCTGACGCAACCGGCAAACTGATGCCAGTTTACGCACGCGTTCAGGAAGGGTTGATCGGTTTGAAGCTTGGTGGAGCATATTCCATCGGTCGTATTTGCAATCTCGCTTCGGGTGCTTTGACCGATGATATGATCTACGAAGCTTTGGCCTTGTTCCCTGCATCACGTATGCCAAACTTGATCGTGATGAATGCCCGAAGCCGCAAAGACCTTCGTGCAAGCCGTACCGCAACGAACGCTACCGGTGCTCCCGCACCGATGCCGACCGAAGTTGACGGTATTCCGATCTTGCAGACCGATGCAATTGGCAACGCAGAAACCGCAGTAGCGTAACCTTATGTCGTCTTCGCCGCTTGATGGATTGATTGGATTGGCCTTGAGAGAGGCTTGGCTTGTAGTCAAGTCTCTTCACGGCATTCGCGTTACCTATTCCGATGGTACGAATACTTTCGATATCACCGGAGTAAAAACGCGATCCAATGCCCAAGCTATCGCCGGCGATGATGTTATTTTGGAATCGAACTCTTGGGATTTTTTATTCGAACCGGCGGATTTGCTGGTAAATGGCGTACCAATCGATCCCTCAAACGGGCATACGATTACCGAACAGGATGGAACCGTTCATCGTCTTATAC